AAAGGGTGATAAAGGCGATAAGGGTGATATTGGTAGACAGGGTCCACAAGGAGAGCGTGGAGAGCCAGGAAGGGCAGGGGATGGATATGACAGCCCATCTGGTCAGTATCCTGGTTGGGGATATTATGCAAACCAAAGTACTCAGGCCTATAGGCTAGGTCCAGAAAGAGGAGAGGACGGTTGGGTAAGTTTTTTCCTAGATATAGACGAATCAAAAACCATTCAAACTTATTTACCAAATAAATCTGTTTCTCTATTAAACCCAACAACAAAAACTATAAATTTAAAAACCTTAAAAGTTGGTTCAAAAGTAGATATTAGATATGATTTTTCTTTAGAGACCTATGCTCCAAATACAGAGGTTTGGATCAGAACTCTTTTACGAGATGAGGATCTCTCTCCAACTGGATACGTTGGCTTAGTTAAATATCAGTACTCATATGATATCTCATATTGTCAAACCATTTTTATTAATAGCGATAGAATTAAAAACTATGGAGGACAACCTCAAATCAGAACTGACAACGAAAGTTCTTTTATTTTAAAAGGTATCTATGTGTCAGTGTCTTAGTGGTATAATTAAGCAGGAGGACTAATGGCATTTCCAGGCACATATAATTTTAATTACTACCGTGGTGATAGGTATGAATTTGTAATCCGTCCAAAAACTGCAAACGGTGGGGCTTTTGATTTAACAGGCTACAGCGCAAACTTTTTTGTTGCTAATGCAAGAGGAGAAGGTAAAACTCAGTATGAAATGCAGGCTATTGTTGATGGATCTGCAGATACTGTAACTTGTACAATTTTGCCAGGCGCAGGAGAAAGTTTAACTGCTGGAAATTATGTTTATGATGTTCAAATAGATTCTGGCGCTACATTAGTTTATACACTTTTAACGGGAACTGTAACAGTAACAGATGATATTACTGGAGCAGATGATTCATAATGGTTGATGTATTACTCAATACCGACGATGTTGTTGTTATAGGCCCACCAGAGTCAATTGACTTATTGGTTGATATTGGTCCACAAGGAGTTCGTGGTAGCAAATTTATTGTTGGTTCTGGAGAACCAAATGCATTGACAGCAAGTGGTGTTTTATTTGGAAATACTTTAATTTTAAATGATATGTACATTAATACTGCTCCAGGAGAAAATTATGGATATATGTATCAATATATTTCTCAGGCTGGTGCAAATACTTGGGTTCAGGTTTTAAAAGTAAGTCCAGCAATCTATTCGGCTGTAGAAACAATTCCCTTTACATCTGGTTCAGCATCAATTACGATTCCAATATCAAACATAGTAACAGTTAGTGGTTCACCACTTACCGCTTCAAATTTCAATGTTCAATTTAGAATTGAAGGAGCAAATCCAATTGCATCAGCAATGGAGATTCCTGCTTTGGCAGGGGCTGGAACAAACTTAGTAATAAATTTTGACGCAGTTCAATATAGCGGTGGTACTTGGTCAGCACTTACTGGAAGTAAGACAGTCCATCTATTTATCTCTATAGTTTAACAAAAATGGTATAATCTTTATAGAGGTGACCACATGGCTGTAGAAAATATAGGAAATTTAGTACCAACAAAAATTCCAGCATTAAGTGATGATGCTAATATTCAAGATGCCCTAAAAGCGTATCATTATGGATCTTATGATTTTAATACCGCAGAAACTAATACGGCAAATCTTTTAAATCCATCTATTGCTTACAGCATTACTAATTTACAAACTCAAATTACTACAAAGGCTGCACTAGAAGTTGCAGCAAGGGATATTTCAAGAGCGACAACAACTGCTCCGACTGCAGCAGCATTTACAGCGTTTTCTAATACAATACCAGATGGATATGTTTGGCTAGACACAGACTCGTCCGCAGGGGTTGGATACTATTCAGCAACTTCTGCGTATACAACAACTGCCCCATCAACAAATTTAGCAAATGGCCTTATTTGGATTAAAAAAGGTTCAAGCCCACTTGAAATGTATGTTTATAATGGCGACACTAGCACATTTGATCAGGTGGTCTAATGCCTACGGTATTTGATTCAGACGGTAAGGCAGCCTACGTATATAATGTAGCAAATGATACATGGTATCAAGTTTCTGGAAAGACCGATATCTCTGGAACATTTGAATGGACGGGACTACATACACACCTATCTAACTTTACAACTGCAGAAGCATCTGTTGCAAAAAAAGGAACTAATAATTTTCTTAATCCAGCAGCCAGAGATGCAGCAATTCCGTCCCCTACTGCTGGCACTATATGTTTAATTAGACAAAATTCTGGGGGAACAACAATAAATGAAATACAAGTTTATATTGGTAGTAGTTGGACAACAGTTCTTCCATCTCCAGTTGGTCAGACAGATAAGATCTTAAAAAGTAATGGTACAATATCTTCATGGGAACAAGCACCAGATGCTATGACCCAAGTAATACTCATGATGGGAGCATAAGTGGCCATAAGTTATAAAGTTTTAGGTCAAGTAAAACCTACTGCAGATACAGCAACAACTCTTTACACAGTTCCAACTGGTAGCGGTAATTATGCAGTAGTTTCTTCTTTAGTTGTAAGTAATTTAACTGGAGAACCAACCTCTGTTCGTGTTGCAATCAGACCTGCTGGAGCAACTCTTGAAGATAAACATTACATTATTTATGGAAATGGCGTTAATCCATTTTCATCACAAGTTTTTACAATTGGAATAACCGTAGCGTCAACAGATGTAGTAACAGTGTATGACTTAAATGGAAAATGCTCATTTAATCTATTCGGATCGGAGAACTCATAATGGCAATTAATACTAATCCAGGATCACCATTAAGACACGTGGCTACATTTAACGCTACTGGAAACTGGACAGCACCTGCGGGTACTAATCTTGCTTTTGTTAGCATGCACAGTGCCAGCGGAGGTGGTGGCACTTTTGGTGGTAGATATCTAAGCCCTGATAGTAGATATAATACTACTGGTGCTGGTGGTGCTGGTTCTATTTCGGCTGCATATGTTCAAGTAACTCCAGGATCTTCTCACGCTGTTACAATTGATGCTGATGGTGCTGGTGCTATAACATCAGGTGGCGGTGGTGGCCGTGCTGCTCAAGCCGCTGGTACTGGTGGATCAACAATTTTTGATTCAGCATTTACTGCAACTGGCGGTACTGGTGGAAGCAACAATGCTAGCAGATATGCTAGTGGAACTGCTGGCAGCGTAGCCCCTGCTGCTACAGGAACCACAACTTTAACTACTGTAAATCCTGGGCCATCAACTCTTACTAGAGTTGGACAAATTACTAGTCAAACTACTGGAGGACGGTCAGGTGGCGCTGGTGGAACGGGTACTGGTGATAATAGATATGGGACTGTTACTTCAGGCGGAACAGGTCAAAGTGGAATCGTCCATATATATATTTAAGGAGAAAAAATGAAAAAATATGCAGTTTTAGATTCTGAAAATATTGTTACAAATGTTATAGTTGCAGGCTCTCTTGAACTTGCAGAGTCTGTAACTAGTCAAAAATGTATTTATGTTACAGATTTGACTGGAAACCCATATATTGGTTATGCATATTCTGATGGAACTTTTGCTGGTCCAACGCCAGTAATAATAGATGCTGGCCCTCCAGACGAAGATGCAGCACCTGTAACACCATAAGGTTAATATTAAATAAAGTAAAAACCCCCAAAGGAGAAATCCAATGGGGGTTATTTTTTTTATTAAATTTTATTGCTTACATGGATACTTGTTGTACCATTCCTGATACCTTTTTCCATTCACGGAACTCCATGAAGACCAATCTTTTCCACCCTTGGTCATGTGAAGAGCAATTTGTGCGTTGACTACTGGGTTTAATAACTCAGCATTTGAGTCTAACTCAAACTTCTCTCTACGATCTGACCCTAATTCTCCAAGCATATTTATTTGAAACACGCCATAAGAACTATCTCCAGTTTTTACGTTACCGTTAAAAGCAAGAGGACGACCATTAGATTCTGCCTTTGCAATAGCACAAGCAGATCTCAAAGTCTTTCCTTCAAACCCTACATGACGTAACATATCCACCAGTTGCTCATCAGTTAAATTATGAGCATTTTCATACTTTTCTAATTTTTTCTCTTTAGAAACCAAAAAGGCCACCTTTTGGGTGGCAG